AAGGAGTATCAAGATGATCTAGATGCTATCATCAATGACTATAAGACTATCTCAGAGCTGCAGCAAAATTACTTTACTGCTGTAGTAGGTAAGTTCAAAGTGCCATCAGTACTTGAGCAGATTCAAAGTCTAGCTCAGGATAGTGTAATTAATCAGCTAGGGCAAGATGCAATAGGAGCAAACTTCACAGGACCTATCAAGGACATCCTAGTTAAGAATGTAACTACTGGAGGCAGTAGAGCAGACTTTATTGAGCAAGCTCGAGAGTTTATATTAAACACTGATACCGGTGATGGCCGATTAGTGAGATATACAAAGCAGATAGTAACTGATTCCATGAATCAATTCTCTGCAAACTACAACGCAACTATCACAGACGACTTAGGATTAAAGTGGTACAAGTATGATGGCTCTTTAAAAGATACATCTAGACCATTCTGCGATGCACTTATAGGTGCAAAGAAGTCATGCATGCCTTACATCCATGTGAGTCAGCTCGAAGAGATAGTTAATGGTCAGATTTGCGGAGAGCAAGTTCCCATTTATGACAAGACAGGACTTCCAGCAGGCATGATTGCGGGCACAAATGCCTCTAACTTCCGCATAAATCGCGGAGGTTATAATTGCAATCATCAGCTCTATCCTGTGAGTGCTGCAGTAGTTCCTAAAGAGTTAAGAGATAAGTTTAAAAACGCATGATTGTAGTGTATATTTGTATAAATTAAAGCTCGCAAGAGAAAACCTTATGACATTAGCTGAATTTATTCAAGAATTATCAGACAGAGTACAAATCGATGCTGCCGATGAGCAGTTAAAACAATTAGTAATGAATCCTGCACTCTCAAGTGTTCAGATTCCTGCTAATATAATGGCTTCAGTACAATCTAAATTGATGACTGAGAATGAAGCTAAGAATAACTTCACAATCAAGAAGCACTTTACAGGCACTGCATTAAGTACTGTAGATAGCAAGATTAAAGACTTGCTTGATGAGTTTGCTTTTGACGATGAAACTAAGACTAACATCTTAGCAGAGCAATCTACTTACAATCGCATTCCAATGTTAGCCAAAGCTATCTCTGATGCAAAGGAGAGGTCTATCAGTGCTACTGGTGGCGAGAAGAAAACATTAGTAGATAAGATAGGCGAGCTTCAGAACTTATTGAATGCTGAGAAGGATGGTCGTAAGTCTGACATTGATAGAGTAAATACACAATGGCAATCACAGCTCACAGATAAGGAGCTTTATGCTATGTTTAGTCAGTATAACTACGCACTAGACTTAGATAAAGACATCACTATCTCAACAGCTCGTAATCTTTGGGAGAAGAAATTAAAAGAGAGAGGTGGCAAATACCAATTTACTGAAGATGGATTGAAGCTAGTCAATAGCGAATCATCTGACCTACCATTCACAATTGATAATAAGCAAGTAGATATCAAAACATTCACTGAGAATGTACTTGCTGAAGCTAAACTGTTAAAGGTGCAAGGCAATGGTCCAGCTCCTACTTCATCAACTCCTACTCCTGCTCCTGTGCAAGTCAATAAAACAACAGCTCCAGGTGCTAAGAATCTAGCAAGTAAAGCTCTTGCTGATTTTAAGGCAGGAAGTACAAATTTGTTATAGTCAATTCGTGATATGTGCCTTATGGGCAAATACAATAACAAGGATTAATATCCAATACAAGTACAAAGTTCAAATTAAAAATCTAATTATCCAAAAATAAAATGGCATACGGATATTGTGAAGCCTTGTTATTGCACTTAGAGTCAATAGCAGGCACAAATTATCCTGGTAAGAAAGTAACTGTACCAGGTTTCTTAAATATGTTGATCACTCAACCTGATCGACCTTTCGCTGCTGCGAATCAGGGCGGACACTACAAAGATGTTCGTGTTAAATACATGCCTCGTACTACTACTGCTCAAGTTTCAACTACTGATACTTGCTCTGTAGATTTCGTACCAGCATATCTTGAAACAAGTGTTTCAGTTGGTAATGTTGCTCAGACAGGTGTTTGGGTTTCTGATGATGTAGTGCGTCAATACTGCGAAGATGCTTCTCGTACAGTTGCTGTAGGTGTTCCTGCAACTTCTTTGATGACTGAGCATTTAAACTCAGTACTTCATGCAATGAATGGCATCTATCAAAAGATGGAATACGAACTAACTGATGCAGTTACTTTCGGAAATCATCAAGCTACAGGTAGTGCTGCTGCAGTAACTGTTAACATTGAGCAGGATGGTACATTAAATGATTTAGGCACAGGTTTGACTAAGTTATTAATGGATGCTCAAGTTAATGAGTTCTGCGAAGCTCCAATGATGGTTGGTCCATTAGGAAGTAAGTTCCATGCATTTGACATGCAAAAGCAATATCGTGCATTAGCTGCAGGCTCAGGATTTAATCCTGCTATGATGGCTGATAATTCAGGATATTCATTCTATGCATCAGGTCAAGCAGCTTCAAGATGGGGTAATGCTAATGCTTTAGGTATGTTCGCTCAAGGCTCTGCTCACTTAATTGAGAGATTAGACAATGTAGGATCATTTGCTGGTCAGCGTGGTGCTTCTTTCTTTACAACTATCATCGATCCTCGCACTCAGTGCTGGACTCCAGGTGGATTATCTAACATTCAGTTTGACTTACAAGTTAAGTACATTGATTGTCCTGATGATTTAGCTCGTTTAAATGGTGATGGAGCAGTTGATCCTTCTAGTTTAGATGCAGCTCGTGGATATGCATTAATCATTAAGAAGCGTTATGGCTTATTCCAAACTCCAACAGATGCATTTGATGCAGCAGATCGTATGACTGGAAGTAATGGCTCTTTACTTTACACAATCACAAACTCTTAATTAAATTAAGTATAATCGGGAGGTGGGCAACTGCCTCCCATTTATAAAATTATATATGAATTGTTTAACTAACTATATTGGCTTAAGAGGATGTACTACTGTAACTCCTGATTCAGGATTATATGTTAATGATTTGCCTGGCATCAGCCTAAAGCAGATTGTGAGCTTGACTAATGAAGAAGAGAAGACATATCTCGAACTATGGGATATGATTCAGCGTAGAGGTCAGAGTAGATTCTCACTCGATGTCAGAGAGCAGATGAGCAAATCATATAAGATTAAGAGTATCAATCAAGGTATCAATGTAAATGGTTTATCCACAGGCACTGGTACTATTGCTACGAATAATGAGTTTGGATTTAGCATTGAATATGATACAATGAACACAGCCTTTGTGCCAAGTCCATTAAGTTATATTCATGTTCAGCAAATCATTTTCTACTCCTCAGATTTAACAGGTGCTCATGATATCAATTTTTACGATATTGATATGAACACAGTTATTTTAACTTTACCAGTAACATTAAGTATCGGTTACAATCTAATCGAAGTTAATTATACTTTTAATAATGTAGGAAGATTATTTGTAGGTATTGAATACCAAGTTTCTGATGATTATACTTCTATCAAAGCACCAACTAATTATATGACTGGGTGCTGTGGAGCTATCATTAGAGGTGCAAGTTTAAATAATAATACTTATTCATTTGGGCAGGAGCTATATGGCTTTAGTCCAATCTTTACAGTAGGCTGTTCTTGGGATGGCTTGATATGTCAAAATAAAAATATATTCAGCAGAGCATTTTGGTATCTATTAGGTATCGAAGTACTCACTGAAGTAATCTATTCGAGTAAACTAAATCAATTCACTACTGTAAGCTTGCAGAAAGCTACTGATCTGCGTACTGAGTACCAGGTGGAGTATATGAAAGCTCTTGAGCAGATATGCTCAGGGATGAGTCTAGACTGCGATTGCTGTATAGAGTGCTCAGGTAGTGTTCAATTAATCGAAGCAAATCAATTTTATTAATATGGGATGCAACTGCGGTAAGCCTAAAGGTGGTAAGAAGTAATGGCAAGTTCAGATACTTCTGCCTTAGTGAAGATAACTGCTAAGCTTCAATCGCTTGAGCAGTCTGATGCTTTGCTTAGAGAAGTGGCTACGACTATGCTTGCTGAAACAAGGCAACGCATCCATGAAGATGGCAAGAATGCAGCAGGAGGTCAGATA